CGCACTGGGAGATATCACCTTCAATGAAAGTAATGCGACCAGCACTGCGGATAACCACAACGCTGTCGTCACCAGCCACCAAAATATGCCAACCATCGACACTTAAGACGAACTCGAACCACTCGTTTAGATCCCCGGCACTAAGACCCGCCCCGTACGTAAGGTAAACTACTTTGCCCTGAACAGCCCAAGGCTGATGGTGGGGGTTATGGCGCCAATTCCAAGCTCGCTTGATATTAACAGATGCGGCGTACACGTCCGGGCCAACTGTAACAGCCAGCATAGGGTCAACGTTGTGGATAGGCCGTGGCACACTTCCCACGTCCGCTTCGGTAAGACGGCACTTAAGGAGGACCTCGTCCTTCTTAACGTTGATCTGGACATTAACCACTTTCTTGCTGTTCACCGCGAGGGGACTGTGAGCAATCACTTCGAACGCCCGCAAATAACGGTCACGCTTCGCGGGGTCCGTATGCTCCAACCACGCGGCATTCATCTGCGGCCTATCCAACGCGCCCAAATCTTGAAACCCTACGTCATAGCGTCGAATCGTTGGCCACGGGGCGCCAGGATTAGCCCACTCTGCCAATACGGCGTCGCCCGGTATCGGCCACTCTTCAATGGGCAGGTTCCTATTATTGCCTGCAAAAAGCGACGTGATTAGCCACCATACACCCGGGTCGGCATCGTACTGAATAGCCTTCGCCAGTCTGTGCTCAACGACCGCTCGCATGTTACCCACGGAACTAGCCGGTCGAAACATTGGCGCGTTGTGGCCCCAAATGCGGAAATAACCGGTGCCAACGTTGTCTTCAGGGGCTGCGAACGGGGTGGGCACATGGAGCACACTAACAGACGGATCGCGTGCAGCTGGCGGGAGGCTAGAAGCGGTATACGGTGGCACGTACCGGTGGGCGACAGGAATGGGACAAATGTGACAGTTTTGCTCAACTACGAGTAGCTCTTGGCGGTTTTGCACTGCGCCAGGACCCACGTACCAGCGTTCATCAAACCTTTGGACGGTGGTATCTTCGGCAGGTGTCATCTCCTCGTTGCGCAAGGCGTAAAGGGCTGCAGCCACAGCAGCCGTAGCCGCAAGATTCCAAACACCAGAGGCTGTGGTGGCTCTGACCTCGTGCGTAGACATCGGGCCCATATACCTGGCGCCACGCATAATCGAAACCACGACCGTGTTCCACAGGCAGTGCTTCACAACGCCAGCCCAGTAACCACCAGCACTGAACCAGTAGTGAAGGCTGAACAGTAGAGGTACTCGGATAAGCCACGTAATCGGAGAAGTCCGTGTATTGGCGAGGTCGCCCACGACCATCCATACGCAGGCGGCGAGATAGGCCCTATGGCCAAACCGTTTACAAAGCTGCTTCATAGCTTCCTCCACAAGAGGGGCTGTCACAACAGCACCAACGACTCTTTCCGCGGCAAGAGGGTTCACTTGTCCGCAGACAGCTTGTGCGCGTATACGAGCTTCTGCGTCGACGCAGATCTTGCGGCCAATTTCCC